CTAACAGGGAAAGAAAGAGTGATATTAAGTATAATATTACACTCAACGAAGAACAAAAGCTTGCTAAACAACTTATAATAGACAATCAGATTGTTATTGTAACAGGTAGAGCAGGAAGTGGTAAGTCTTTAATCTGTGCTCAAGCAGCTTTAGATTTCTTAATGAAGAAGCAATGTAACCACATTTACATTACAAGAGCTACAATTGAAGTGGGAGGATCATTAGGATTTCTACCAGGTGATTTAGAAGATAAGTTCAATCCTTATTTGGAAGCATTCCAAGAGAACTTAGAGAAATGTTATGACAAGGTGAAGATTGTAGAACTTGTTAAGAACAAAAAAATAATTGCCTACCCTATACAGTTTATCAGAGGAAAAACAATTGATGATATTCTAGTAGTAGAAGAAGCACAAAATTTAACTAAAGCTGAGATGCTTGCAATTCTAACAAGACTAGGTAAAACAGGTAAGATTATCATCAATGGTGATAATGAACAGAAAGACATAAAGGAATCTTATACAGGACTTTCTTATGCTATCGAGCTCTCTAAGAAAATAGAGGGCATAGAATGGATTAAACTTAAAGCAAACCACAGAAGTGATCTTGTGGGTAAAATATTAGACTTAGAATATAATTAACATGAGTGTAGAAGTATTAAAATTTAGTGCAACGTGGTGTGGCCCTTGTAGAGTGTTAGCTAATACATTAAAAGATGTAGAAGGAATAACTAACATAGATATTGATAAAGATAGAGAAACTCCAGTAAAGTATGGAATAAGAAGTGTACCAACACTTGTATTCTTAAAAGATGGAAAAGAAGTACATAGACAATCTGGTAATATGCCATTGGATATGTATAATCAAATATTAGATGAAATTAAAATTAACAAATAATTACAACATGAAAGATAGATATATGTATGCTAGAACAACAAAAGATTGCGTACATACAACAAAATCTCTTAAAGATTATAAACATATTATTCCTGATATATTTAAAGATGAATCCAATAGAGATTTTTTTAATATTAAATGTTCAGAACCCTTTGGTGAAAATTGTTTAAAAGATCAACAAGGAAACAATCTAGAATATGTTATATTTATAAACTCAGAAACAAAAGAAAAATATCACGAACACATTTGTAATTTAAAACAATACTTAATATGAAAAACCAATTTATCTACACAGCTACAATAGCTGACAAGGAGTTTAAAGCTTCCTTTAACATTGAGAAGGTGATTAGATCTTTAACTAATGAAGATGGATCTATCATTGTTATTCTTGATGATTTCAATGAAAGAGTTACAGATCAACCAGACATTGATTTAAAGACTAACAAGTTTAAAGGGTACAAAAAAGTACGTGAAACTGTTCAATCAGAGATAGTATTATCTATTGAGGATGGTGCACGTTTTTATCAATCAACTGAATACAAATTATAATGGCAAAGTTATTAGGAAACAGAGTTTATTTAGAACTCCCAAAGAAAGAAGAAGGTAAACTTATTGTAGATGAGAATACAAAAGAAGCTTTAGAGAAAGAAATGATTAAGAAGATGTCTAGTCTTACAGTGTTTGCTGTAGGTACAGCTATTACAGATCCAGATCTTGTTGTAGGGGCTAAAGTGTTTGTAGATCCTTCAGCTTTAAGTAAAGCATTAGTTATACCTAAAGGTGATAATAATGTATTATTAGTTTCTCCATTTGATATAGTTGAAATACTTTAATTATGGAAGTAATTTGGAAAGACATAAATACTTTTGAAGGTTTATACCAAATAAGTAATTTTGGTAAAGTTAGAAATAGTAAAGGAAAAATTCTTAAAGGATCTGGTGGAAGCACTGGATATATTCATGTTGTTCTTGTTAAAGATAAAATAAGAAAAACAGTTGATTTACATAGGATTACTGCAATTTCATTTTTAACTAATTTTGAAAATTATAATTATGTAAATCACATTGATGGTAATAAATTAAACAACTGTGTTGAAAATCTAGAATGGTGTACAGCAAGACAAAATACACTACATGCTACTTTATCTGGTTTAAAAAATGATAGAGGAGAAAATAGTTCAAATTCCAAACTAACTTATAAACAAGTATTAGAAATAAAAAATCTTTCTTCCAGGCTTACTAATAGTGAGCTTGGGAAAAGATTTGGTGTTTCTAGTTCATATATATCATTAATTTTAAATAATAAAAGATGGAATTACCAAGAATCTCAGCAAAGTGCATAACTTACGCTCGTGTTGAAACTCTCGAAGAACTAATATATAGTTTTTTAAATCAAGATTATGAAGGATGGTCAGAACTAATTATTGTAAATGATTATCCTTTGCAAACATTAATTTTTGATCACCCAAAAGTTAAAATTTTTAATTTAAAAGAAACATTTTCTACAATTGGTGACAAAGAAAATTTTGCAATTGAACAGTGTAGTGGTGATTTAATAGCAGTTTTTGATGATGATGATGTAGCTTTACCTAATCATCTATCTAACATAGCTAAGTTTTGGAGACCAGATGCTAATCTTTTACATTGGCAGAATGGTGTGTTCTACAATGAACCTAATATAACACAATTGATGGCTCTTGGTAACTCAGGTATTGTATATAGCAAGAAAGCTTGGGAAGCAATTGGTAAGAGTCCAATAGAGAATGCTGGTGGAGATATGACATTAGTTGTAGCTCTACATAACTTAGGAAGAGATAAAGTGGTATTAGCTGATCCTCCTAATGAAGAATGTTCTTGGTTCTATATGTGGGGTGGTAGAGGATACCATCAATCAGGTATGGGAACAGACACTGCAGAAAGACCTAGTGTTATAAAAAGACATAGTGATTATATAGAAAACTTAAGAAAAAAAGGTCAAATACCTACAGGAGATATTCAATTGATGCCTCAATGGAATAAGAATTACACACAAATGTTAAAAGACTACATCAATGAACATAAATAGTATATCAATAGATTCAACTAATTCTATGACAGAATTATGTCTTCTTGGAGTGAAATATCCAACAGATAAATCTCCATATAACAATGATGGAAACTTGCACAAACATGCATACACATCTATTTACAATCTATTATTCTCTAATATTAGATATAACAATCTACGTATAGGAGAACTAGGTATATTAGAGAATCATTCTATGCTTTCTTGGAGAGAGTTCTTTCCTAATGCTAAATTGTATGGGTTTGAATGGTTTGATAATAGATTAAATAAAGCTATTCAAGATAGTATACCTAATTGTTCATATTTTAAAATGGATGTTACTAATCCAGAATCTATTGAAGAAGGATTACTTTATTCAGGAGGTGAGTTTGATATACTTATGGATGATAGTACACATGTATTTGAAGACCAGATTAAGTTTATCAATGTAGCATATAAACATTTAAACCCTGGAGGATTTCTAATTATAGAAGATATATTTATTAATGCTAACGAAGAAGATTATTCAGAAGCAATAAATCATTTATCAGATTATTTCTCTTCTGCTACATTTATATTTGCTAATCATGCATTAAAACATTCTCCTGGATGGAATAATGATAAACTACTTGTATTACATAGAAACGATAAACCATGTTCTTAAATATAATCACCCCTTGTTCTAGACCAGAAAATCTAGAAACTATCTCTAAAAGTATAAATATCCCTAGAGATCAATATAGATGGATAGTGGTATTTGATCTATTAGAGAAGCCAGAAAACATTCCTGACAACTGTGAATGGTATGCTGTTAAAGATGCTAAAAGTATGTCTGGTAATGCACAAAGAAACTTTGCTCTTGATCTTGTTACACATGGACATATATATTTCAATGATGATGACACTATCATGCAACCTAACTTATGGGATGAGATAAAAAATGAAGATGTTGAAGATTTTATATCTTTCATACAGGTTAATAAAGATGGAAGTATTAGATTAGAAGGAGATCATATATCTGTAGGAACTATAGATAGTCATAACTTTGTTGTAGCAAACAAAATAATAGGAAATACAAGATGGGTATTAAATAGATATGATGCTGATGGTGTATTTGCACGAGAGTGCTTTGAGAAAGCAAAAACTATATTATATATAGACAAAGTGTTATCTGTATATAATTCTCTTAAATAAAAAAAGCTCCTTAATTGGAGCTTTTCTTTTATTTGGATAATGATTTCTTTTTCATTGGTTGCTGAGCTGAGGTTCTTCTCACCTTATCATCCATAGCTTTGTTTTGAGAGAATGGTTTATCCTTTTTAGGAATTCCCACCTTAGGAGCCATTCTTGGTGCTCCACTCTTCTTAGCTTTACCAGCTGTCATAGATTTAGTTGCAGCCATATTTACATTTTGCCATTTTACCACCCATTTTCATCTTAGTACCAGACTTAGCTTTACCTTTACCTATTGAAACAAAATCAGCTCTTGTTACACCTGAGTTATTATCATAACCAGCATTAACAGATTTCATTCCTAATGAAGTACCAGATTTAGCTTTAGCTTTAACTCCTTTATTAAGTCTACCTAATCCCTCATTTACTCCTTCACTTGTAGCTCTATTAGGGAAATAAGTTTTTTTACCTGATTTAACAGCATCATACCCTTTTTTGTAATCAGCACTATCTTTAGCTTTAGGGTTTCTAACTTTAAGATTAACATAAGTAGGACCTCCCACTTTAGTTCCGTTCTGGGCTTTCTTTACAGAACCACCATTCTTTTTTAACATGTTGTAATTAGGACCTCTATTAGTTCCTTCACCACCCATGGTTCCTTTTTTACCAGTAGATTTATCTACCATATTTTTATAATCATTGGCACCATTACCATCATCTTTTTTAGTAGTTTTTTTAACTACAGGTTTTTTAGGTTGTAACATAATATTATTATTGTTTAGTTATTAACAGTTCCACTTACGTAATGCAAGAGTTTTTCTTGTAGGTTTACCATTTGGTTTCTTTGCAGGACCTTTAACCCCTGACATACGAGCACAAAAACTTTTTCTTCTCTTTGCAGGTTTACTTCCAGGTTTAAGTTTGGAAGGTTTTGTTGTAACAGCCATTTTTAATTTACTACCAGGATTAGCTTTTCTATATGAAGCCACTCCTTTAGCATTTAATCCTCCAGAAGGATTCTTTCCTTCTTTACGTGTCCATGCTGCTGTTGCCATTATAAATATGTATTAAATTGTGTTGTTAAATCTGTCCAAGCTCCTGAATCCCAAAGCCACAATTCTTTAAAATCAATACAAGGAGCCCACCCATCGTCAGTATTAATAAATGTAGCAGTTAGGAAATATAAATTCTTTTGTCCTGCAAGAGCAGTAGAAATTAATGTACCTTTTAAATCTGTAAAACTTTTTGCTCTAATATTTTCTGTAGCTAGTTTAACACCAGCACTGTATTTAGTAGCATCTAAAACAAAATTGTAAGGAGCAGAACACAATGTAGCTCTATCAGCATAAAGTATTGTAGCAAGAGTAAAATATTGATCATTATTAGCAAATACACCTGCACCTCTTACTGGAGCAGAACCACCTGCTAAATTAGTCATTACCCATTGAGCAGCTGTAACAACAGCTCCACATGTATTATCTGCTGTAGCAGAAGTTTTTCCTCTTCTTAACATTCTACCCACATTATCATTAGTAGCAACAAGATCAGCTTGTTGTGTAACACCTATGTGAGGCATATTAATTAATAATAATGGTCCATCAGTAGGAGTATCTGTTGTAGCATGACTTTGCCAAGCTTGTAAAGCTAGAGCTCCTGTATGAGGATAACCTGCTAAACCACCACCCATAAATGGTCCAAGGAATTCATTTAATGCTGGAGGAGTTTGACCTATATTAAATATGTTAGCAAACTCAGGAGCATTAACATCATCTGAACATGAAGTGTAATTTAAAACTGTATCATTAGTATAAACTCCTCTATCAGAAAGAAATTGTTCTAATTTAATAGCAACAGTGTTAGCTAATTTAGCATCTGGATATGTAGCTTGTACTATATCAAGATAATGTTGAGAAGTTTTATTAAAATATTCTATAGGTTGTACTTCTTTCCAGTTTCCAACTTTAGGTTTTGTTAGTCTTAAAACAAGACTTCCTGAAACAAGTGTATTTGTTCCATCAATTCTAGCATATGCTTTTAGCTTAGAATTACAATTTTTACAATTTGCCATTATTTCTTAGATTTAATTTTCTTTTCTTGCACTAACATTTGCTTTGTAGGTTTCTTTCCAGATCCTTTATTAGCTCTTATGTTATCCCAAAGTCCTCTTTTAGACATACTACCATCAGCACGTTTAATCATACCTCCAGCTTTAGCTTTCTTAATTGTACTACCAGTTTTAGATTTATTTAATCCTGTACATTTACCACCTTTACAAGGAGGAGGGTTATTATTTTTTTTGTTACCTGCTACTTCTAATCCCTCTAATTGAGCATCAGGTTGTCTTTTTTGTTTATCAAGTTGTCTGCTATATTGCTCTCTTGTTAAACCACGTTTTTCAGCTTCACTAACAAATGTTGAATCTTGCTTTCTCCAAAACTCAGATGATTTTTTTTCTTTCTCAGCACGAGCAGCAATTCTAGTTGCTTTTTCTTTCTCTCTTACACCTCGTATAGAATCTCTTTGAGTTGGTGTCATTACACCATTCTGTGCTTTCTTAATAGAACCACCAGATTTCAATGTGCTTCCTTTATATGGACCCTTCTTCTTAACAAGAGGACCATTAGGAACTTTAGTTATCTTAGCCATAATATTTGTTTATTTTATGAGTTATTAATCTTAATGCTTTGGTATCATTTATATGTTGTAAAGCATGACATTTTAAACAAAGTGTAATACCATTGCTAAAATCAAACTGTAGCTCGGGAAATTGACTTCTATGTTTCATATGATGTGCTTCCATTAGTTTTCTATCACTATTTTCAGAACATAATTGACATGTATAGTTATCTCTTTCTTTGACTTTTAATGCCCATTGTTTAAGAGCAAGCTTTTCATTTTTATCATGTAAATGTTCTTTCCATTCATAATGATTACTTCCTACATTAAATTTATCAGAACAAGGTTTAGAACAAAATGAGTTACCTGATTTATTTCTATAAACCTTAAAATCTTTTCTTTCAAATTCTTTTTTACAAAAAGTACATGTAAGATTTAAAATTTCTGCAGCATCATCTTTTCCTTTACAAGACATACTGCAGTACTTAGTATCTTTATTCCAGTTTTGAACTATTATTTCTTTATTACAATAGAGACAATTTTTATGTATAGTTATTTTTCTTGCATCTTTAGTACATTTGTACCCACAATACTTAGTATTTTTTGTACCTGAATAAGTATTATTGCAATTTAAACATATTTTATCTATACGTTTGTACATTATTTTTTTTTCTTGGCTATACTTTTAAAAGTTTTTGCCAAAGCATAACGTTTGGTTCCAGGTTTACATGTTGGTCCACCAAATTTAGCTCCTGTACAAACACCTTTTGTACCACGTTTCTCAATACTTTTAGAAACTTTCTGCATCCATTTACCATCTTTAGCTTTTGTTACCTTTCCTCCAGTTTTTAACTTAGAAGATACACTAGATTTCTTTGGATATAGTGATGTGCCACTACATGCTTTCTTAATAGCTTTCATAACTTAGCACTTTTTACCTTTAGACATTTTGCCACCAGATTTCATTGGTCTATTAGCAACTTCTTTCATTTTTTTAACAGCAGCTATTCTATTAGCAGCATCAGTCATTTTATTTCTAGAGCTCATAGTGCTTAAACTATCTTTAGCTTGTTTTGATTTTAATGCTGTAGCTTGTTTAGGATTAGTAGCTTTTTCTAAAATCTTACCTTCACCACTTACACGATATACACTGTTACCTCCTAAACCAATTTCTTTAGCAGTTTTAACACTTTTTTCATATGGTTTTGGGTTTTGAAAACCACTTTGTGCTTTTTTAATTGTACCACCCATTTTCATTTTGGTAGCACCAAGTTGTTTGTCTGCTGTAAGCTTAGCTTTACCTTTAGCACCAGCTAATGTTTTCTCTTGTACCTTTGTGAATGCTCCTTTAGGATCTACAGGACCAACTCTTTTGTTTGATGCTTTAAGTCCAGTTAGACTTCCACCTTTTGTTTTATTTGCCATAGCGTTTAAATGTTATATTGGGTTTAACGATTATATCTTTGTGGCAATATTGCCATAATTCACCTGTAGTGTTTATTATAATTGTATAGATGGTGTCTGTTTCATGTCCATAATCTGTAACAAGAAATATCACACCCTCTCCCTTTGGTGTTATAACATCTATTCTATTCTTTGGTTCGTATATTCTCATAGAGAAGAGCTTTTATTCGGGTGTTATTCATCTCCCAACACCTAGGTTTTTAAAGATCTTTAGAAGAAACTTCT